GGCGTGAAGACATGCTAAAACGCGGGTTGAAAGGATCCACGATTAATGCCAGGCTTGGCGCGTTGAATTCACTGTTTAATTTTGCCTGCAGCGAGTACCTGGTGGAGAATGAATCTGGCCAGATGGAACCACTGGCAAAACATAACCCACTGAAAATGAAATTTTTGTGTGTGAAGGTAAAACAGTATGCGAACAGCAGGGCTTTATCGGTTTCGGAAATTAAACGTTTGCTCGGGTCCATCGATCAGACAACGGATGGAGGGATGCGGGATTATGCTCTGCTGCTGGGGTACCTGAATTTGGGACGCAGAAACAGTGAATGGCGCAGTGCTAAGGTTTGTGATTTTGAGATGAGCAACAGTGAGTTGTTTTACCGCTGGTCCGGCAAAGGGCAAGTGGATAACCTGATTAACGTCCCGGCTGATTTGTGGGCTGTGTTGAATAATTATATTGCTGAGACGGGTGGAAGAGGGTTTGATGATTATATCTTCCGGAACCGTTTTGGTGGACCTTTGAGTGCGCGGGGGGTGGGTGAGATTGTGAACAGACGCGCCAGGAAAGCCGGGATTGCCGGCAGGGTGCGGGTACACGATTTGCGACATACCGCTGCGATGTTGCGGAGGGAAGCCGGGGCAGATGTGGAGGAAGTTCGATCTTTTTTGGGGCATTCCTCGCTTTTGACCACCCAGGTTTACCTGCACCGGTTGGAGAGAGCTGAAGATCAGCGCAGCCGGAAAGTGTTTAAACTGATCGCCGTTGAGGCGTGAATGATGTTCCGATAGCAGTATCCTATCGGAGGTTGGAGCGGAAATGAATGAGATGAAATTAATTTACCATGATCACCATGATCAACCCATTAATAAAAATAGTGAGGAAAAGTGGAAAAAGAGATTTCCCATTCATTCCGGGGTAAACACGCCGTTAGGTCCAGGAGTTGTGGTTGCGTATGTTAAACGAATTATTTTTGAGGTTGTGGTCAGTTTAGATCATGTTCCTCAGGACACGTTTGATCTGATTGGCGTTGTGATTTCTCTGCATAGTTTTCGGCCTGGCGTTTTGGAGGTGTTGAAAAATGAAAAATGAATTTTATAGAAGTTTTATTGAAAGCTTGCCAAATAGTATAAAGAAGGATGTTGCCCAGGTATTACTACAACATCGCGGAAAGGAAATGGCAATACCAAGGGTTCAACTGGTTGGTTTATTTGCAAGCAAGTATCGCAACATTAAGGATATTGACCGGGCGATTCGTTTTGCCATTGGCCAGTTGCGGGATGATCACTGGATGATTGGGATGTCACATTCCGGGGATGGTTATTTTCTGGTGACCAATATGGATGAGTTTGATCAATTCATTGAGGATTACACAGAACGGGCTTATACGGTTATTGAAAAATCCAAACGGATGCGCGAAACGGCTCTGCAGGTGTTTGGCGTAAAGAAGCCGACTCAGATGAGTTTGATTGATTAGGGTTCAGGATTCAGGTTTGAGGATTCAGGATTGAAGTGAAAGGAAACACGGTTATGGACATGAAGAATTGCTGTGTGTGTGGGGCTGAGATTCGATCGGATTTGGAGGAATTTGGGGATCTTCGTGAACCGGTTTGTGCACAGTGTTGGCTGGAAGGGTATCTGGAGGAGCCACCAAAATTGGATAATGGCTGGCCGGTGCCGGAGGTGCACTTGAAGAGTTTGTTTAGTATTGAGGATTCACCCACAAGAGGGTTATAAGGTTCGAGATTATGAAAATTCCTTTAAGAGATATTCAACCTAACCCACAGCAGCCACGGCGTGATTTCGATGAGGCTGGTATTGGTCAGCTGGCGGAATCGATTCAGGAGGTTGGTTTGATTCAGCCGATTGTGGTGGAGGAGATCAGGCCGGGGAAATATTACATCATCGATGGTGAGCGACGCTGGCGGGCGTGCAAACTTATTCCTGGTGTTTCCTCGGTAGAAGTTGTTATCCGGGAGGAGTTGTCTGAGGATAAAGACAGGCTGGCTCAGGCAGTGGTTGCCAATGTGCAAAGACAGGATCTGAACCCTATGGAGGAGGCTCGCGCTTATAAAAAGTTGATGGTGGAATTTGGACTATCGGGTAACCGGATTGCAATTATGACCGGAAAAAATATTGTGACTGTCAATTCAAGACTCGATCTGATGGATCTGGATGAAAAAACTCAGGAGCTGGTTGAAAGAAAATTATTGCCTGCTGACAGACGTTTGACTCATGCGTTGGTTGAATTACCGGTGGAAACGCGTGTGAAGGTTGCTGAGCGATTAAGTAAAACCAATCTGAGTATAAAGCAGATGCTGAAGGTTATCGATAAGATTAAGAATTCTGTTGTTTCCACCGATTCTTACCGGGCAATTTCAGGGGTTCCTGCCATTAAAATTGCCACGAAAAAAACATGGTTTGATCCGGAGCGCTGGAATTTACTTAAACAGGTTGGTAAGGTTCCTTCCTGGGAGCTGGTGGAAAAAGCCGCTGAATCAACATGCACAGATTGCGCTTTAAGAGATATGGCGAGTGAGTCTGTCTGTAAGGAATGCCCAGCTGTGTTTTTTGTTTTGCGATTGCTCAATAAGGCGATGTGATGAATATTGATTTTATGATCGATATGATGGTGTCTGAGGAAAAACCATCCGGACCCGTAAAAGTTCACCGGCGCTGGAACCGTGAAGAAGATGAATTTATGCGAGAAAATTTGGGAACGCTCGGATTTGATGCAGTGGCTGAAATTTTGGGCAGGAGTAAACAGGCTGTCAAGATTCGGATGACACGCCGGGGAATACCATCCCCCAGCAAACGGAAAGGTTGGCTGACCGGGCAGGATGTTGCCAGTTATCTGGGGGTAGATATCCACGCTGTGATGCGTTGGAACAGATCAGGATTGATGCCATTTGATGTTATTCCTGGAGAACGACAAATCTTGAACATTCGAAAGGTGACATTGTACCGTTGGGCAACGCGGCCTCAGCATTGGATTTATTTCAAGGTTGGAAACATGAGGGATTTTCATTTGAAGCGGTTGGTGATTCGTGCCCAGGAGCTTTGGGGTGACCGCTGGTTATCGATTGGTGAGGCTGCTGAATTTCTTAGTTGCGACTCGAAGTCTCTTAATATGCGTGTGAATCGCGGAAAGATTCCAGAAGCAAGAAAAAATGGAAACTGGTTTATTCCGTTATCAGCTCTCCGGGAAATAATTATTTACCCTGGGAAAGGTGGCGCTAAGGCTCAACAAATAGAGAGCAGGAAGATAACCCGGGCTGATATATGGATGTTGCGAGGAAGATACAAACTCGGAATGACAAACCGCGATATTGCTGCCAGGATGGGTCCGAAATGGAACGAAAAGCGGGTTGGCAACCGGCTAACAAGATTGAGAGAGTATCAATATGAGAACTTGTAAGAATTGTGTTTTTCGGAAGCCGCGGACTTTGAATTGCCTTGTGTATGGCACCTGCAGTGATCAGGTGAATGATCCGGCCTGGGAGCATTGCTCGGATCACCAATACTCTGAACGCGAGATGAAGCCTGTATTGGATGAAGCGGTTTATCTGATGGATAGTTTTTTGGTGATGGTTTCCGCTTCCTATGAGAAGCGGGTGAAGAAGGTCATTGGTAAGTATGATGAGATTTTTAAGGACGCAATGTAATGACAGATGATGTACTGCCCAGGATGAGTGCGATTGTTAAGATTGTTGTTACCAGTGAGGATGAGGTCCCGGCGCGTTGTGTGGATTGCCGGTTCCTGGATCAGGTGTTATATGAGCCACCTTTTTGTGTGGTCAATCGCAGAGTTGATTTTCCAACAGCTAAGCCGGATTGGTGTCCGATTATGGTGCAAGGATCTACTGAGGAATTGTTGTTTTGTTTCAGAAATATGAGAGAGAAAGATAAACAGCGTGTTGCTGATAGAAAACGATTAAGGAGGAGTAATGGCAAATAAACGTATGACAGATGGGGATATGTTCGAGGATGAATTTTTCACATCATTATCTATTTTTGCTAGACTTCTTTGGATAGGTATCTTTACAAAATTGGCAGATGACCAGGGACGCTTAAGAGATAATGCTGCATTGATTCGATCAAATATATTTCCTCTTGATGATATTCCGCTTGATGAAATTGAAGCAGCTGTTCAATCCTATAGTACAGTCGGAAGAATATTACGATATGAAAAAGATGGAAAAAAACTCATTCAAATAGTGAATTGGTGGAAACATCAAAAACCTCGTTGGGCGAGTGCTTCTAAATATCCCGCTCCTGATGGTTGGATTGATCGCTATCGCTATCATGGAGAGGGAAACAAAATACTTGAAAGTAACTGGAATAGTATAGGTGGCTATATAGCAAATAGTACAGTATGCGAAGATGAGAGTGAGTATGAGTATGAGGATGAGATTAAGGATGATGGTGAGAGCGAAGAAGCAACGCGCGCGCATGCAAAAAAACAAAAAATAAATAATTCATCTGATCCGGATCTGGAAGGGATTACAGTATTCTCGCGTGATGAGGAGATTGAAGATCGCGAGCTGGTGACAATTTACATGAATGTGACAGGGAATATGGGATTACCCGTTAAGAGCGCAGATCGCAAAGCACTGATTGAATCATTGCGGGATATTCATGCCAATAAAAACAGTCATACGGCTGATTATTTACGTCCATTTTTCAAAGCCTGGTGTGACCGGAATTACAGCAAAACGAATATTGGTTGGCTGGATTGGGCTATGTCTGGCGAGGTACAGGATAAAAAAGATCGCAAAGAATCTCCCATGCAGGAGAAATCGGCGGCTGAGAGAAGATTAGAAAAAATAAGAGGAGGTTATGATGCCACAATTCGAAGATGAAATTATTTCTGTGTTGATTTATCTCCAGAACGCGTTTGGTAACCGGTTGTCGGATGAGCAGGTGGATACTTACGTGAAAGCGCTGGGATCCGTGAACATGATCAAACTGCAGGCGGCTGCGGAGAAGATTGTGCGCGAGAGTCTGTACTTTCCCAGGGTGGCTGAGATTTTGAAGGTTGTGAACCTGATTCCGGATCGCAACCTGAATCAAAGTTTGATGCTGAACCATCAACGCAAAGTGAAGCTGATCAAGGATCGGTTTTATCGCACACGCGAGGTGGATCGATCGGCGCTGGATGGGTTGTATCAGGAGCTGAGAGAAGCCGGGTATTGGGCGAAGGCTGAGTATTTGCGGGAATTGGAGAGGAGATGGGGGAAGCAGGGGAAAGCTGATAGCTCACAGCTCACAGCTGATAGCGAAAAAAATAACGGTGGATTTAATACTCCTGAGGATTTGAGAAAAATGTATCCGGAGTTTGTTAAGTAAATGACTAAGCCGGTTGGGGCGGTGTGGCGGGTGATTTGGTCTAATCCTTATACGGATCCACCAGGTGGTGAGGATCGTGTGAGGGTTGAAAAGTTTGTTCCTTACGATTCCCCATTTTATAACCATTGTCCTCCGGAGATTGAAGAGAAGAAAGAACTTGGTAAATGGTCTGTATATTGGTCGGCGGTGATGGCACCACCCAGACAATTATCAGAAGATACGCTGAAATCGGTTAGAAGAAAAAGACTGCAACGCCGGATGGAGAAAAAGTATCCATTGTTTGCTGATCAACTGGTGGAAGCTGAAATTGAAGTAAAACCAGATTATTACGAAGGGAAAACGGATCCTGAAATCCAGGCTGCTAAAGATAAAGTGATTGAGCTGGAGAAGGAACGTTATTATAAGTATATGGAAGAGGTTAAATCATGAGCGAACACGACGAGCAAGTTGCTTTGTTTTTATGGGCGAGTATTTATCAGAAGAGAATTCCTGGCATCGAGTTGATGTTTGCTGTTCCGAATGGCGGGTACCGTTTGGGAAAGACTGCCAGGGATTTGAAGGCTGAGGGCGTGAAGAAGGGTGTGCCTGATGTGTGGATACCGGTGAATGGGATCCATGAAAACCGGCCGGTAGTTGGCCTGGTAATCGAGATGAAATTCGATCGGAATAAGCCGACTCCGGAGCAGGAGTGGTGGTTGGAAAAGCTGGCAGAGAATTCGTGGAGAACGGTGGTTTGTTATTCCTGGAGGGAAGCTGCCAGGGTAATTTGTGAGCATTGCCTTATCAGTTTTGAGGATGTTGGGTTGAGGATTGAGTAGGTCATAGCCAGTAGGAGATATCATGGATGATGCGCAGATTGTGGCAAATTGGTTGGGTATGACGGTGGAGCAGGCTGAGGAGTTGAAACGCAGGCTGTCATTATTGAAGGAAAATGATGGTATTTATGGTTATTTAAAAATTGACATTAAAAAAGGACAGGTTTATAAATTTTCGCATACAGTTGATGGTAAACCTGTGTTTTATCGTGATGATAATTAATTAAAGATCATCATCACTCCACCCAAATCCCCTTTTTTGAAATGATTTAGGAGCTTCGGGATTGCATCCACATTCTCCACAGGTTGGACAAACAAACCATCCACATTTACGGCAATGAATTTCATTAGGAGGATATATATATTCTCCACAATTCCAACAATCATATTCTGTTGGATATCCACAATTCGGACATTCTTCTTTGTTGTAATGAATGAAACCACAACTTCTGCAAACAGCCATAATAACCTCCACTTTTTAATTTAATTATCCAATACTTTTATAGCGCTGCAATAGGCAAAATCTTTGCCTGTAAATTTAAATAGAACTTGCATTCAGAACGAATTTTCTGTATAATGAAATCAATCGGCAAAGAACCGTAAAATAGTCAGAGTAAAAAGACAATCGAATAATTAAGTACATACTTCTTGTATACGGCAAAGAACCGTCAGAAAAAGGTTATTTTTTCGACGGTCTTTTTTTGTTAAATCCAGTGAGGTGAAAAATGAAAAGTTCATGGTTTGGTTTGGTAATCGCAATGCTTTTACTGGTTTGTGTTGCTTTCCCGGTCGCAGCTGCAGCTGGTGGTGTTTCGGTTGAGGCGGATATTGGGATTCTTGATCAGATCTGGCTGGTAATCCAAACTTACAGCAAACACGCGTTAGCGTTGGTAGGTCTGATATTACTGGATGTATTGCTGGGGGTTGCTGTGGCAATTCGATCTAAAACATTCGATTGGGCAAAACTGGGCGACTTTTATTTGACGATGGTCTTACCGATGCTGATTGGTTGGGTTGGATTTATTATCATCACCAATCTGGCCAGTAAAGAAGTTTTGGGTCCTGAGTATGGTGTGATTGTGGGTGATGTAGTGATTTGGGCTTCCTGGCTGGCAGTGGTTGCAACAATAGGCAAATCAATTGTGGTAAATGCAAATGGTTTGTATGGGACATTGTTGCCGTTTCCTACTCCGGATGATCCGAACGGCGAGGGCTAAGCAATGGAGGGGATATTGGGAACCATCGCAGAGCAGTTGCCTATGGCAGCGCTCATATTCATTGTTGTGATCTGGATGCTTACCAGGCAGGATAAGGTGGATAAGTGCGAGGATGAACGCCGCGAAAGGGAGCGTGAATTCCAGGCAAGCGAGGCGAATAAGCAACGCTTATGGAGTGAAGAGCAGGGTAAAAAGCGTGATGAATTCCAGCGTGAATTGCTCTCATCCACGCATGGTTTTATGGAAAAGTTACAGAAGGATCAGCAGAAATCTTCCACTCTTTTGAATGAAAGTATCCAGTTATTGGCAGGCAAAACCGATTTGATTTATCAGTCTCTGAACAATCATCATAACTTCACCGAGAAGTCCATTACGGAAATCAATAAGTGGAGGAATGGGATTGATGTCCGGAGGAAGGCCGATGTGGAGGATCAGTAGTATGCCGAGTAAACCACTGCGACCGTGCAAGTATCCTGGGTGTGCCGAGCTGGTGCCCTCTGGGTATTGTGCTGCTCATGAGCGGCCACGGGTTGTGGAGCGTGATCCGGAGCGGCAACGGTTGTATGATCGCGCCTGGCAGCGGAGACGAAGGATCCACCTGGCGAATCATCCCTGGTGTGAGGAGTGCCTGGTCAATGGAGTATATGAGGCTGCGACTGATGTGCATCACATCGTCCCACATCGCGGAGATGTGAAGATATTCTGGTCGAGTCCACTGCAGTCTTTGTGTCATGCCTGCCACTCGAGAGTCACAGTATCCGAGGGTAGAGGGGGTGAAAAAGTTTCAGGTTGGAAGATGTCGAGCGCAGATGGTCAGCCGCGTGAAAAAATTTCCCAATGTGGAGAATCTAGTTAATATGCCAGCCCCGAAACCCCAATCCCTGATAGTAAGACATGAAACAGCTGCCGAGCGGAAAACGCGGGAGGAATCAGAGGCGCGTTTGAGGCCGAATCGGCAGCTGCCTGTTGCGGCTCCGGCTGCGATCAGGAATATGAAGATTGCAGCGGAAGCCTGGCGCAGAGTCATGCGCGAGTACCACTCGCTTGAAGGCGAGATTGTGACACGGCTGGATCTTGATCTGTTGCTGGATTATTGTGTGTTGGCTGAGCAGGTGCATGAGCTCGATGAAATGAGGACCAATGCCAGGGAGTTATATAAGTACCTGATTGAGAAGAACCGGCAGCATAGGGAAGATGGCGAGGTTGTTGAAGCCGTGATGATGAGCGAGAAGATTCAATCGATGATGGACCATATCATCAAATTGGATAGCCGGGTGGACCGGAAACGCGATCTGATGTTCAAGATGCGGCAGCACTTATATCTCACTCCCCGGTCACGAGCTGGTGTAGCACCGAAAGAAAAGGATCCGGAACCAAAAGAGGTTGATCCTATGGCGATGCTTTTGGGCGAGATTACAGATTTTGTGAATGGTGATGGAAATCAACAGGAATGAAACGTCTTTTTTTTATTCTCATACTGGTTTTAGTTTTAGTGGGTGCCATGTTTTCTGAAGCCCATGCTCAACGCGCCGTCAAGTTTTTCGAGTGCTTGAAACACACAGACGGTGAGTTTTATAACAAGCCATTTATATTATTTCCCTGGCAGCGTCAGATTATTCGGGATGTTTATGGAACGTTGAAAGAGGATGGTACACGTCAGTATCAATTTGTTTATCTCGAGATCCCGAAGAAAAACGGAAAATCAGAGCTGGCTGCTGGATCTGCTTTATACCATTTATTTGCGGATGGTGAGCACAATGGTGAAATATATGGATGTGCAGCTGATAAAAAACAGGCCAAGATCGTTTATAAAGTTGCGAAAGATATGATCGACCTGGTGCCAGCTCTGAAAACAAGGGCGAAAGTAACCGATTCTCAAAAGACTATTTATGACAAGGTTTCAAAATCTGTTTATGAGGTTTTATCAGCTGAGGCCTTCACAAAGCATGGTTTCAAAACATCAGCCTGTATTTTTGATGAGCTGCATGCTCAGCCGAATCGCGATTTGTGGGACGTGATGACATTCGAAGCCGGTGCCACCAGGCGGCAACCAATCTGGTGGGTGATCAGCACTGCCGGTGATGATCCCGACCGCGTCTCGATTGGCTGGGAGATCCATGAATATGCCATGCAGATTCTGAATGGAGATAAGCTCGATCCGCGTTGGTATGTAGTGATTTACAACTACGACGGGGATGATATTTATAACGAGGCAAACTGGTATAAGGCTAACCCGAGTCTTGGTTTGGCAAAAAAACTTGATTCGATGAGAAACGCTGCCATCACTGCCAAAAATAAACCAGCAGATGAACGCCTGTTTCGATGGCTGGATTTGAATCAATGGATCACGACCAAACTAACGACCTGGTTACCGGTGGATTTGTTTGATAAGACTGTTGGCCAGTGGAATCAGATGGATTTGCTGGGAATGGATTGTTACCTGGGGGTAGATCTATCGTCTACGACTGATCTTACGTCATTGGCGCTCTTATTTCCGCCCCAGGGCACCATGCTTGAATGGCGCGTGTTGTGGTGGAATTATATTCCCAGGGAAGGAATGCAGGAAAGAATCGAGCGGGACAAAATTCCGTATGATCAGTTTGAGCGGGAAGGTTGGATCACTGTTACCGATGGGAATACGGTGGATTATACAGTAGTTGAAGACAAGATTTTGGATTTGGCCAAGCAATACAAGATTCAGGAGATCGACCCTGATATGAAGTTTGCTGCCATGTTGATGCAACGCCTGGCGAAAAAAGATTTCACGATTGTTGATATTCCACAGACGTTTATGAATATGACCACCCCGATTGATGCGATGGAAAAGCTCTTCCGGGATGGAAAGATCAGCCATTTGGATGATAAAGTAGCGCGCTGGGCGTTTGGGAACGCGAGTATAGCCAAAAATGGAAATAGCAACATGAAGTTTGTGAAAGAGCATAAGGGAAAAAGTGTTGTGCGAACGAAACGGATTGACCCGATTGTTGCGCTGGCCAATGCTATGAGCCGGGCATTGAATTACAAAGGCAATTTGGATCTGAGTGAGGAGATTCTCTCGGATGATTGGGGTATGTAGGATGTTGAAGTATCTGGATGACGTGCTGGTTTTGGTAGGGGCTGGTTTGATCACAGCTGGATTTTATTATTTGATGCCGGTTCTGGCTTTGTTTTCTGCAGGGATCTTTCTGATTGCTTTTGGTTTGATGATAGGTTTTGGCCAGAGAGGTTCGGAGTGTCCGGAGGATAGGTATAAAGAATGATTATAAAAAATTTATTCCAGTCA